CTTCAGCAGCTCCCGGTTCACCGACTGCTTCACCCTCCGCAGGTCGTTCCCGAAAGCCTTCACGTCCGCCTTCACCCGTGCGATCGCGGCGCCATCCTGCAGGCCGTTCACCAGGCAGATCTGCTCAATCTCACCGGCGCTCACCGGAGTGAGGTCGATATAGCGGCGGCAGATGCGGCTCTCGATCTCATCGTACCCCTTCTTGTCCTTCAGCACGCCCCGCGTGATGCGTTTCTTGATGGCGGCCGTGGAGAGGAAGACGATGCCGCAGCGGTCCTCCAGGGCGTTGTAGATGGCAATGAAGTAGTACATCACGCTGTCGGCCAGCTTGTCCGCCTCGTCGAAGATGAGCAGCGGCCGCTCCAGGGTCACCAGGTGACGGAGGATCTCGTTGAAAGCCTCCCGGATGCTCATCCCGTTGGTGCGTACTCCCACCTTCCCGGCCAGCTCGTGCACGAAGTCCGAACGGGTCATGTCGGGGGCGCAGGTGAGGCAGAAGACGTTCCGGTTCAGGGCTGCGTAGCTGGCGGCGGCAGTGCTCTTGCCGATGCCGGCCGGAGCGGCAATCCACATCACGCAGCTGTGCTCCTGAGCATAGCCCAGGTAAAGGGTCATATCCCGGTAGGCATTGGTGGAGAATATCTGCCAACCCTCATGGCGGACCAGTTGCGCCTCCAGGCGCTGCCACATCTTATCGCCGACGATGTTGTCCCACTTCCCATTCAGGATGTTCGAGATAGTGGCGGCGCTGATATCCTTCAGCGAAGCAGCCGCCATGTTGTTGGAGGCATACCGCTGGCAGTACCTGGCCAGGCGGTTGCGCAAATCGGTTTTCTTTTTTTCATCCATATATAAAACGTTTTTTGTGTGTTGTCGTGCTATATCCTGCTCAGTGCCGCCGAAGGGTCGTACTGGGTCATCATGCTGTCGGCTTTCTCCTGCTGGCCGATGCTGGCGGGATAGACCTCGGCAGGCTCCGGCTCTTCCCGTCGGCCTGCCACGGCCTTCTCCAGTAACCGCTCATAGCTCTTCTTGCTCTCATTGAGGCCGGAGAGCCCGGGATCCACCAGGCCCTGCTGGTCGGGGGCCATGCCCTGCTCGTGCAGCAGTTCGTCAAGCTCCAGCTGGCGCTGGATCCGGTCCACCTTGTTCCGCTCGATCTGCTGGCGGATGAAGCTGCGTTCCTCCTCCGTCTGGCTCTGCAGGTCTCGGTGGTTCTGCAAATACGGGCCGGCTTCGGCTTCCAGCCGATAACCATATTGGTCTTTCGTCAACAGACGCACCTTGGAGAGGTCATGCGGGTCATAGGATACGTAGAACTCGCGGTTGATGTTGCTTCGGCGCCAAAGAAGATCCGGATTGCCTTCCTTGTCGAAAACCTCGTACTGCAGCCGATCTCCGCCAACGGTGAACCAGATGCCGTCAGCCCTGAACGTCGAAGGCTTGGCCGTCGTGAGCCAGAACAGCTCCCGCCGGTCGGCATCCGTCAGCGGTACGGCCTTGGGGTTCACCTGCGAGGTATAGGCCTCCATCCGGCTCATTCCGCCGAAGGCCTTGACATTCGGGTGAGGCATGGCGTTCCAGCGCTTCCGGGCGTCCAGGTAGAGGTCCACCACCTCGTTGTAAGTGGGCAACTTGTCGATATTGGCGAGTATGAATTCCATGTGTATCTTGGCGGCCTCGCTCTTTGCCGTTATGTTGCCGCCGGTGTAGAACCAGTGCTGATGCAGCACCTGGGCCTGGAAACGGCCGAAGACGGACTCAATAGTCTTTGCCGGTGCCTGATGGGGAGCTGTAGTGCGGAAACATACGGCCACTTTCTGCAGCCATTCCTGGGCATCGGCCCGTTTGGTACCTCCCTGGTTGTCGGTCACATACTCATAGGGCCTGCAGTCGGCAAACTCCAGGGCGTTCCTGGTTGCCTCATAGATGGCTTCGAAATTCTCGGTGTTGCTGATATGGCAGCCCAGGAAGACCTCCGTGGCCGCGTCGATGACCTCATAGACATTGAGGGTGGCAAGGATGTACTTCCCGTCCTTATAGGCCTTGTAATAGAGATTGAGCCTAGTGCCGTCACCGTACCAGAGGGCGTTAGGCAGGGTGGGCAGGATGGTGGAGTTCATCCTGGTATAGAGCATCTTGGCCTTCGTGTCACCTATCACGGCACCCTTCCACTGGATCTCAATCTCCGGGCTGGAGAGGAAATTGTTCAGCGTCGCCTGGATGATGGTCTTCCAGCCGCGGGAAGGGGCCACTTCATTGTACTTCGAAAGGATCTGCGCGTTGTTGTAGACGGGCACCTTGCTGCACTTCAGGGCGATGATGTACTTGCCAGCCTCTGGAGTGATCTTGCTGGCGTTGGAGTTCACAAGGTGACCGCTCACCAGGGCCGCATAACCGTCCTTCTTGTACTCGCGAATCTTGTCCCGGAGGCGTGCCGTGCTCTTGGGAAGGGTGTGCCCTTCGGTCTCGCGCAGCTCCTCGCAGGCGGAGTAGATGGCCTCCCAGTTGATGGGTGTATGGTTTCCCAGCTTGTTCCTTCCAACACCCTGGTTCTTTTCCATCTCAATGAGGGCGTTCAGCACGGAGGCGTTGAGAGTGAATTCCGCGATCTTCTCGCTCTTGATGTGGGTGCCGTCCGGCAGGATATAGTCTTCGTAGAACACACGCGCCTGGGGGTCCAGGCGCAGCTCCGGCTTGTTGGTGGTTTGCATGTGAGGGTCTCCGTAAATGGCGATAAAACGCTGTTTGAAGCGGTCGGGAAGACTGTCGTAATCGACCAGGGCCGGATGGTCCAGGCCCTTGCCGGGACGGACGACCGTGATGGACTTGCGATGTGCCAATTGCTTATAGCACGCATAGCTCATCACGGCTTCGCCGGAGCTGGCGTCTGTCAGCTGCTGCACCGTCACGGTAATCATGGATTGGTCGGGTCTCATGCGTCTTCCCAGGGACTATTCATTTTAGCAACCGGGGTCGCACTTACGTGTGTTCTTTCCCTCCTGGCCGATGCCGTTGACATCCATGATCCTGATGCCGCAGAAGACGGCCACCAGGAAGCCCGGGAACCAGGCCAGGCCGCTCAGCGGATAAGACAATGCCCACACCAGGGCGGCGATGGCCACAACGGCCAAAAGGAGGGTGGAGATAATCTTTTTCATAATCAAAATATTAACTTTTGTAGCGGGGGCGGGATTCGAACCCGCGTGTTCCGGCTTATGGGACCGGGCTGGAGCCTCTCCAGTCTACCCCGCCATTTTGGGCCCGGCCGGTGGCCCTATGCAAATCAACTAATAACCTTTATAATGTCTACAAAACTCGGCTTGGTATTCCGGCCGCAGGCGCCTGCCTCCCGGCAGTCTGGAATTATCACTATCTTTGCATATCAGACTTATTGCAACTATGGGTAATGATTATTTCTATGCTTTTTATTGCACTTATAAAGTGCATGCGAACAGTGGGCTCCAGGCGATGTTTAATAACCGTGAACTCCTTTCCTTGTGTGATTCCTTTGTAGAGGCTAAAGAAAGTCACGTTGGGTATAGACTCCACGTACGTGATGAGGTAGTTAAGAGTTCTGTGCTCCTTCGCATAACGTTCTATATGAGAATAGATGTCGGAGACCTTGCTTACCAGATCCGTCGAATCCTTGACTTTATCGACCAGGTAAATTTTAAGCTCGAGCGTATCGCTACAGCTCTCGATGAGGATTTGTAATGTTGCCTTCATAGATCATCCTCCTATCTTGCTACCATTGCTGCTTCGGCAATTCCCTGTGCCTGGAGCGCCATCGCCGTCCACATGGACATGGAGGCTTTCTCCACTTTGTCTACCACATCTCCCCGGTGAGTGAGGATGATATCACCAGACTCGCGGTCAATGGTTAGGACCACCTGGTCGGCGAATGTCTGTACAATCTGTCCGCCAATGTATTGCACCCGGCAGTTCGGCGCGAAATCTGGATCCACAAACCGGCCTCCCATCTGGATTGCTGCCTGGCGGATCTTCTCAGCCGTGGGGCCATTCTTACGGTAAGCTAGCACGTCCATCATGTAGTTGTCACCTACACGGAAGCGCTCCTGGAGCGCCCTGCGCTCCTCAATCGTGACTTTGATTTGTTTCATTGCGTTGTATTTTGTGTGCCTATTTTTCATATCTTTGCATGCGTGGCGTATTAACCACACCGCAAAGATAAGCAATTCTTTTATATTTCAAAGCAAATCTCAAAAGATTATGCAAAATAAAATATATGATTTGAGCACTGTTAAAGGAAGGCTGGAATTATACCTTGATTTTAAACATATCTCAAAAACTGCTTTTGGGAAGTCCATTGGCGTATCTAGTTCTTATGTTTCCGCTATAAGAAAGTCTATGGATATAGATAAAATCATGCGGATTTCAGAAATCTATCCAGATCTTGATATAAACTGGCTTTTATACGGAACTGGCACAATGATCAAAGCTCCGTATGAAAGAATTCGACATATCTTTATAGAAGAGGGCACAACGGAGATTAGCTTTATTGAGAACGCCCATGAAGATAATATTTACTTAGGGCCATACCAGAATGCGCAAACTCAACTCGCAGAACCTGTTGGGTTAGAACAATGGGTTAGCGCAGTATTGAAAAGGTTTCCACTTTATTCTAAAGAATGGATTTTATATGGAATCGAGCCGATGAAGATTGGTGACAGTGAACCTATTAAAACTTTTGGTTTTAAACCGAGTAAAGAAGAATCTGAAATAAAAATCCCATTATTTGAAATCACGGCTACTGCTGGTTTTTCGGCATTGTATCATGATTT